CTTGACCGCCTAGCAGAAGCAAAGCAACGGCTTGAGCCGCATCAAACAAAGTACGCCGTAATGTACGAAGATACCGATATGGCCTGCTGTGCTGGTTATCACCCAGACCCAAATGCTATGGCGGCACTGATAGACGGCGGTGTGTTCCCGCCTGTGTGGGTGTACTGGGAACTGGCAAAAGACGAAGCACAGCCTGATTTCAAACGGCATCATCGTATGCACCTATTGCACGACACGCCCCGTGAAGGTCCGAAAACAGAAGAAGAAGCCCTGTTGTATCTCATTATGAAAGATGTGCCACAGCATATCTGGAGAAACTACGAAACCAGCAACAGTGTTCATCTTAAAATCATTAGGCGTGAACAGCAGCCAGACAGAGAATTTCGCAACGCTTGGAGGGTCGCAGCATGACCACAGTTATTGCAGATAAAAACGGCAACGAGATTGCTGCCGCATCAGCCACAGTACCAAGCGACAGGCACTTTCGGAACGCTTGGGCATTGGACGGCACGGTCATCACAGAGGACTTGGCAACAGCCAAACTCATCTTTGCCGACAAGATTAGAGAAGCCCGTAAGCCACTGCTTGAGGCACTAGACGCTGACTACATGAAGGCTCTTGAATCTAGCGCAGATACCGCTGCAATCGTGGCTAACAAACAGGCGTTGCGTGATGCGCCTACGGCTGGCAACAGCGCAACAACAATCACTGAACTTAAAGCAGCGTGGCCTTCATGCTGCGGCGATAGCCCATACGAGGAGTAAATTATGGCTAACACATACACTTGGGATTTTCCAGCACTTGATGTTTGCAATGAGGCCCAGAACGGACACTCTGATTGCATCAAGACAATCCACTGGATTCTTACTGCTGTATCTGACAGCGAGACTAACGATGAAGGTGAAGCACTAAACGTCAGAGCCTATGGCACTGCTGCTGTAGCCACACCAGACGAGGGTGACAGTGACTATGTTGCTTTTGACAGCATCACAAAGGACTGGTGCAAGGCCAAGACGCTTGAGGCTTTGGAAAAAACCGAAGCTGAAATGCAGACAATGCTTGATGACCAGATGGATGCGCTTGCTAAGCCGCCAATGCGTCAAGCTGTTCCGGCTGGCTGGGATTAAGCTGCCTAACAATGGACAAGCTGGACACAGATTTTTGGGTAGCGTTTGGGGGTGTTACAGCCCCTATTTGGGTAACTGCGCTAACCGACTGGTTCGGCTTGTTCGCTGCCGCTGGTGCTGCGTTGCTGGTGGTTATACGCATCTACAAGAATATAAAAAAATAATGTGGCGCATGCTTTCCTGCTTTTCGTATTTGTGGGCATTGCCGAAAACGAGAGGCTTGTAAGCAACGATATGTACTTCCGCGATTTGAATGATTGCGTGTGGTACGCGCAGAAACTTCACAAGCAGGGACAGAAAATCTCTGCTTATTGTTTGCCTAGAATGGTGCCAAAGGGGAAGCAGATTTATGATTGACCCAGTATCAGCCATGGCAACAGCCTCAACGGCATTTGGAGTTCTTAAAAAGGGATTTCAGATGGGCCGGGATATTGAGTCCATGGCCTCCGACCTTGGGCGCTGGATGGGCGCCCTGTCTGACTTGGAACAGGCAGAGAAAGAAGCAAAGAACCCACCAATATTCAAGAAGCTATTTGCTGGCAAGTCTGTAGAACAAGAAGCTATAGAAACCTTTGCCGCAAAAAAGAAAGCGGAAGAACAGCGCCGCGAGTTGCAGAACTGGATTGGCATGACGATGGGCAAGTCCAAGTGGGATGAGCTTGTTCGCATGGAAGGTGAGATACGAAAGAAACGCAAGGAAACAGTTTACGCCCAGCGCGAGAGGCGCCGCAAGTTTATAGAAATTTTGTCTATTATACTGGTTGTTATAACGGGCTTAGGCATCATAGTGGGCTTAATTATGTGGCTCAAGAGTATGCAATAGTGTCCACCCGGACAGGCACTGCGGGCGAGTTCATAGTTTGTTCATCAATTCTACAGCTAGAAGGTGAGTGGAAGGTAGTACACACACCTCAAGACAGAATAGATGTGTTGGCATTCAATGACGTTTCTTTCCTGCGGATTAGCGTTAAAAGCAGCACCCTAACAACAAACCCAGACGGCAGAAGGCCGGGGTACCACTTTCAGAACGGCACTGGCTCAAGAAAGAAGGTACTGCCAAACGCAAAGGAGATAGACATTGTGGCACACTGTTTTTTGGATGACAGAAGGGTTGCGTATTACGCCGCCGAACAGGTGCAGCAGTACAGCCAAAGGCGTCCGATGCACTACGCCAATGCGCCGTCTTTTGAACAAGATACTTGGGACCGGGCGGTGCAGATTGTGCAAAGTAGAATGAAATGAAGCACGCAGTTATAGGCATAGCGTTCTTTATTAGCGGCTGTGAGTTGGTCAAGAACATCGAACTACCAGAGGCAACATCAGTGCTGTCATCTTCTGCGGCTGCTGCTGGTACGGCTGTTGTGTGGGCGCACCCTGTTCCTATTGCCTTGTCTGCGGCTAGTGCTGGCATAGCTACTGCCGCCATGTCAGAGCCTAAAGAAGCGCAGCTATCAGCCGAGCAGATTACAAACATACAGAACCCTTGGCAGGCGTTTGCTGTAGCGTTTCAGGGGCTGATTAGTCACGCATTTGAGATTGTCATTGCCGTCGGTGTGGCAACGATAGCCCTACCTATGCTATTATCTTATCTGTTAGGACGATTCAAACAACGGCCAGAGGATGCCAAAGCTATCAGCGGACTTGTTGAAAAGATTGGCAAGATGAAAGATGAAGAAACCCGTTAAGCGGAAGAAGTCTACAGTCAACGCAGCTGGCAACTATACCAAGCCCACCATGCGCAAGAACCTGTTTAAGAGCATCAAAGCAGGTGGCAAGGGAGGCAAGCCAGGTCAATGGAGCGCACGCAAGGCGCAAATGCTTGCCAAACAGTACAAAGCCAAGGGTGGGGGCTATAGAAACTGATGCCGATGAAGAAATCACAAAGGAGTTTGCGTGCCTGGACAAAGCAAAAGTGGAGGACAAAAAGCGGTAAACCGTCTACGCAAGGCCCGAAAGCTACGGGCGAAAGATACCTACCGTCAGCTGCAATTAAGTCTCTCTCGTCAAAAGAATACGCGGCGACCACTAAAGCAAAGAGACGCGCTACGAAAGCGGGTAAGCAGGTAAGTAAGCAGCCAAAGAAGATTGCAAAGAAAACCAGACGATACAGGAAGGTCAAATGATGCCGTACAGTAAATATTCCCCTAAGCAAAAGAAGCTGGCAGCTATGGCGAAGCCTCGCAAGAGGATAACAGGCGCCGACCTTAAGGCTGTTAAGAAAGCAAAGAAGCGGAAAAAGTAATGGCTAAGAAGGCAGACCCAAGGCTAAAACGTGCTGGCGTTAGTGGCTACAACAAGCCAAAGCGCACGCCCGGCCACCCAAAGAAAAGCCATGTGGTTGTGGCTAAGTCTGGTGATAAGGTAAAGACTATCCGCTTTGGGCAACAAGGCGTGAGCGGTGCTGGCAAAAGCCCTAAGACTGCAAAAGAAAAAGCGCGGCGCAAATCTTTCAAAGCACGCCACGCTAAAAACATTTCCAAGGGTAAGATGTCTGCCGCTTACTGGGCTAACCGTACAAAGTGGTAGGGGCGGTGGGATTTGAACCCACACATACTGATACAGAGAACAGATTTCTAGCCATTTGAATTACACCCCTAAAACAGTTTTGTGACTCCGGTATAATAACAATCCAAACAGGCTGTCTTTTTGTTGCCCAATATGACCCAGCCCCCTATGCTTAGACAGACTCTGCTGGCACAGTAGTCACAGTCAGAGTACCGGAGGCCCGAACTCTTTTTCTTTGATGATGTCGATTTCTTCTGCGGCTTGCGCCCAAATTTTTTCAAAGGCATCGCTTCTCTCCCTGTCAACTAGATTCATCATGCTTGTATGGTCACGGTTCATAGTGATGCCCATCTGAACATAGCTATGTGGCGTGTGTTCCAAGCATAGCAGGACAAATAGTTGCCTCGCGTCTACCTTGTCTTTGTTTCTTGCGCGACTGCGTAGTTGCCCCAGCGTGTAGCCAGTGACTTTCGTAACAACCCTGATAACATCGAATATTTCTAGTTCACGGCAAAACCGTTTCCAGAACCCATTTGTGCGCAGCTTTGTGTGCTGCCAGTTGTTTAAAACACGTTCAGACTTTTGTGTTATTAGCCCTGCGCTCTGCATCTTCTTCCCTCCTGTATGCCTCTAGCCCAGCCTTCTGGCACTGTAGGCTCAAATCAAAATACTGTTTTGCACTCATCTCCTTGAGGTGCGGAACTCCGTCTATTGTTATTAGCAGCCCGTCATCGCGGGCCGCTAACAATATCATTTTACTAATCGACTCCATTAAAATGGAATGTCATCGTCCAAGTTAATGCTGCTAGGCACATGCTTTTGTTGGATGGCCTCGCCGATAGGCTTCATGCCTTGCTGTGAGATACCATCAGAAATGTCATCAGTCCCATGGTACTCGACAATTTCACTAATTTGAACGCCTAGTGAGCCGTCATCATTCGGGAAAGCGCGTACTGAATACACCTTATCGCCTCTAAAGTGTAGGTCGGCAGGGGCGCCCTCCTTGTACGGTGTCCACTTAGAGTTGCTGTACTTAGCCTTGCCTTCCTCATTAGCAAACATGCGGATAGTGGTTACTGTGTTGTATTTACGAGCCATTTTTTTCTCCTATAGATACTTGGCTTCTGCGTCTTTAAATAGCTTCAAGATTAGTTCCGCGCGTTGTGGATTCCTGCCTTGCAGTTCCTTCAAGTGCGCTTTGTATTGCATGAAGTATTCGGTGACTTGGCTTTTGGTTTTACAGTTTTCTAAGCGCATGCGGACTTCTTTGTAGAAGTTGATGTCCTTATCTTCCTGTGATTGTTCCTCCGGGTTAGACACAGGGGGCGCAGGCGTTCCCGCCGGAGGTTGCGGGTTGGGAGATGCCGCCGCGCCGCCCTGATTCGATGAGTTTAACGCTTCCTGCTTGCGGGGTACAGCGTCCATCTCGTTTGCACTCGCGTATTCACCACCAGCTAGGCCAACACTGGCTAAGGCACGGCCAATGGCTGATGTCTCGCAGTTCTCAAGTGCAGACGTTTTATTGACGTTGCCTTGGCCCCGTATTTCTTCAGCTAGACCGGAGCCCACAACGCCGCCTTGGGTCATGGTTACGAGAGCCTGTACGACTACCCTTTGGCCGTCGTCCACAAGTATCTTTGTTTCGATACCCATATCTAGGCCAAACACAGTCCTGAAGGCTTCCATGCGGTGTACAACCTGAGTGTACTTCTTGCCACCGCGTTGCGTTATGCCATGAGACTTGTGAAGTTCATTCACCAGCCCCATAGCGTCTATTAGTTTACTCATACTCGCCTTCCTTCCATGCTGTGTATCTTGTCGAACAGGCGGTCCAAAGATTTAAATTCATTACGCTGCACACCGCCCATCAGGGTTATGTGCTTTGTAAGGAACTCAACCTGGGTTTCCAGTTTCTGAACGCGCTCATGCAGTTCATCAATGGCCTGTGTGTTGCATTCCGTTTCCGTCATTGTGTCCTCCATATCCTATAGAAACGCGCCTTACTTGCCCTATTTTCGTATTGTATTGAGGCAGTCAGGCTTCTCTTTGCTATACCCATGCCCAGTTGTTTCATAACTAAACGAACTCGCTTTGCTTGGCTTTCATCAAACAACATAACGCTGTCACCAATGGCCATGTCTTTTACCAAATCCAGAACGGGTCCAGTATTTGGCTTTTTGCTAAGCCTTGTCTTTTTTTGGTTAGCAGGTGGTGGCAAAGGGATGCCCTTATCGACTGGTATTTTGTAGTCGAACATGCCACCCCTGCCTTTAATGTAACCACCAGCAACAAGTTCGCTGTGTGTGATTACCAAGTCCGTCATTGCTGCACACTCTTTCCGTTAGGGAATCCGGGCTTCTTAGATACAGACTTGTTTACTCGCCAAAGGCGCGTGCCGTTTTCCTCTGTTCGCGTAGCTACACCCATCTCTCGTGACTGCATGGCCTTCTTGATACGGGCTAAAATCTTTTTGCACTGCACGAAAACGCTGTCTCCACACTTCATAGACAAAGCCAGTTGTGACTCGTCACTCATTTTTCTGCCTCTGCGTGTGGCTTTGCGTGGTGGGATAGGTACGTCTTTCTCGATTTTAAGATTAGTCATATTCTCCATGCCTCCTTAGCAATCTTAAGAATGTCAGGTCCGTGACGCTGCGACATCATCGCAAAATCCGGCTGAACCA